ACTTGGTGGAGATGCGGTTATTCGTACCGCTAACCCTGCTGGTGTACGCCGTGTAGAACTGACGCTTCCACAAGGCGCGTTCAATGAGCAGGCTTTGCTCAATGATGAACTACGTACAGGAGCTCGTTATCCTGAAGCCCGTTCGGGCAACATGAAGGCATCTATTGTTACTGGTGCCGGTGTCGAAGCCCTGATGGGTTCATTTGATTCTCAAATCAAAGCGGCACAAACAATATTCACCACCGCGCTACGTGATGTTATCTCTCTCTGCTTTGAGGTAGATGAGAAACTCTTTGACGAAGAGAAGACAATTCGTGGTGTCGATGCTGGTTCCCCATACGCTATTACATACTTGCCACGCAAGGACATCAAGGGAGACTACTCCGCAGATGTTCGCTACGGCATGCTCGCTGGTCTCAACCCAGCGCAAGGACTAATCTTCATGCTCCAAGCACTTGGTGGAAAGCTTATCTCCAAGGACTTGGCTATGCGTGAATTGCCATTCAATGTCAACGTGACCTTGGAACAAGAGAAGATTGAGACCGAAGACCTACGCACATCGTTGATGGGTGCTATTCAGGCATACACCCAAGCGATTCCGCAGATGGCAGCACAGGGTCAAGACCCTACGGACATCATCAAGAAAATCTCTACCGTTATCCAGAAGCGTCAAAAGGGTGAAGCCCTTGAAGATGTCATGCTGGATGTGTTCCAACCAGAGAATCCTCCTGCTGGAGCACAACAATCGGTTGAGCAGCCGTCCGTCCCTTCTGCTCCCGGTGCCCCAGTAGGAGGCTCACAACCAGAAGGTGGACCCGAAGGGCAACAAAACCCCGAGGAACAAGGCGCAGGTATCACAACACCTCGACCAGAATTAGAAAGTTTGCTCTCCAGCATGAACGTGTCTGGAAAGGGTAATGCAAGCGTAAGGACAATCAACCGTCGCGTAGTGGGATAGGGACATGACAACGATTATCGGAGTAGAAAACACGGACGGTGCTCAGATTCTCGCAGATAGTCAGGTCACTGACGATAGCGGCAAGGTCTTTAGCCACCCAAGCATGACAAAGATTAACCATCGTGGTGCGTTTATCATTGCTGGTGCAGGAGAAATCCTGCCCTGTGATGTTATCCAGCACATCTGGGACCCACCACGTTTGATGGCGAAAGACAAACAAGACCTTTATCACTTCATGGTAGTCAAAGTAATCCCTTCGATGCGCAAGTGTCTAAAGGAAAACGGTTATAACTTTGATGAACAAGGCAGTGAACGGTTCCAATTCCTCGTCGCAGTAGGCGGAGAGTTGTTTGAACTGGATGAAGACCTTGGTATCACCAAGTCTGATACCGGACATTACGCCATTGGTTCTGGAGCACCATACGCATTAGGTGCTCTAGCAATGGGAGCAGATGTTTTCGAAGCAATGGAAGTAGCAGCAAAGCTTACAGCTTTTACTGCACCACCATACACAACAGCATTTCAATCTAAGTAGGAGGATACATGGCAGACGCAAGAGGCGGTTATCGCCAGCCAAGTAATCCAGCTCCTGTATCAGGACCGGGTGCTCTGTCTCGCCGTACTGACGGCGGACCCATGGACGGAATGACACCACCCGCTCCTACTCAAGGAGCCAAGTACATGCCCGGAATGGGCTATGGTCAGGGCGGAAATATGCAACAGCAACAGGGTGCTCCCCTTGCTGGTGCACCAACACCACCCGTTCCTCCTGCTGTACCTCTAGCTGCGCCTACAATGCGCCCTAACGAGCCTGTAACCGCTGGCATCAACTCTGGTCCAGGTGCTGGCTCTGAGGTCTTACAGACCCCTTCAGGGGCTCAATCACCTTCTATGACTATTAAGCGCCTTGCCCAGACCGACCCTACAGGAGACTCAGAACTTATCTACCGTGCCTTGGTTGATAGAGGTCTCTAGTGTCGTCAGTTAATCCGCTTACACCTAACAATGGTCTTAATGAACAGACGGCTCTTATGGCTCCGTCTCTATACGCAGCTGGTAGTGCGCTGTCATTAAACCAGAATCAAGCGACTCAGATTAACAATATCTCTGGTGTCATAGGATTAAACCAGCAATTAGCTGGTCTTCCAGCTCAAGATGCTCAGAAAAAGTATCAACAGTTAGACCCACAGGTACAAGAACAACTTAAATCTTTTTATGGCGAAGCGCCATACATGCAACAACAGCAAAAGAATTTCTTTGTCCGTGCTGCTGGTGATGCACTAGGTGCAGTAGTCAGCCCGTTTAAAGCTGCCTTCAAGACTCTTGGTGATTACGGTAAGGTTATTAACGTACCGTACCTTCTCGGTCGTGAGATGACGCAAGGTGACCCACTCTCATGGAAGTCTTTGAAGACTGCATGGGACGGAACTGAGGTCTACGACAACGGTACTCTTAAGCAACTTCATCAAAAGTACGGTGACACCGATACTTTTGTTGCTATGAAGACCCTTGATGGTCTTACTCCCGGCAAGATTATCGAACAGTACGGTACGGTCAATAGCCAAATCCTTGGCTCGGTTGCCAAGATGATGGACAAGCCAGCTGAGTTCAATGCTATGTTAAACGACTTCAAGGCTGCTCAAGTCTCTCCCGGTCGTGACCTTGCCCGTGTTATGTTTAGCGCACAACCAAGCGATAACAAACTACACAGCGGAGCCGCTTTCCGTTTTACATCAGGTGCTATTGACGCTGCCTATGAGATTTTGCATGACCCATTGACGTGGTTTACGGGCGGCACTGACCGTGCGGTGATGGCTTCTGAGAAGCTAGGCAACGCTTTGGCTGCAGGAACCAAGACAGTCGAAGAAGCTTTTGCTCGCAACGATGTTCGCCGTACATGGGATAACGTGGCTGGTCCACTTATCGAAAAGCTAGCCAATGCGCGTGAAGCTGGCGACGTTCAGGCAGCAGCTACAACTCGTAATGCTATTAAGAGTCAGCTTCCAGCTATGAGCAACGACAACTTGCTCAATGAGTTTGCTAACGCAAAGCTCTTTAATGCAGATGTTGCGAAGAACTACTTTAGCAAAGCTGAACCAATGACTAAGTTACTGGCTGGTAGCACAGACTCTACCGAGTTCTTCCGTACTGGTGTGCCTATTGCCAAGCGCACACACGAACTTAGCTCATGGATTAACGGAACAGCAAGCAAGATTTTCAACGGTACAGCTACCGAAGCTGAATCCGCTAAGTTCCCAGAGCTCATGAATGATATTCATGGTATCGGTTCTGACCGTAACCAGCTTTTTACTGAAGGCAAATTCAGCGAAGACCCTATGCGTCCGCTGACTACTCAAGGTTTGACAGACCAGACACAGCAACTTGCTAGCACTCGGTTGAAGATTGGTCGCCTCATGGCGCGCTTCCCGGGCGGCACACCTATTGGTGTCTTCAATGAGCAAGTAGATAAGTCTATGCCTGCACTGCGCAGCCTTGGTCGTTTGATTTACCCTAAAGCATTTGCTGATTACTTTGCTGAGGCGTACCGCCAGTCGGTACCAGCAGACCGTGTCATCCTTCTTCGTGGTTTGTACACACAAATCATGCACAACATGGGCTTGCATGCATCAGAACAAGGTCAACAACTTATGGAGAACATCCTTAAGGACAAGTTTGGTGACCAAGTTGGGTATATGAACCAAGCAAAGATTGGTGTACCGGGGCAGTTCAAGGACGAATTGCGTTCAGGTGGCATCCTTCCTGAAACAGCAGATACCAAAGCAGACGGCGAGTTCCAGTATTACCACGGTGGACCTATCCACAACTACCAACCAACCACAGTTATTGGTTCGTTGCCATGGGGTCAGCTCTCCGATTACGGTTTATACATCGGCAAGAACGCTGCTCGTCGCGAAATCATTCAAGGTTCAGGGTTCCATACTGCTCGAGCCATCGCTCGCAAGGGTGTGAACCAATGGTCATGGTTGACTCTGTTCCCACGCCTAGGTATCCGTGCTTCGCTAGACGAAGCTATGTTCTATAGCCTATCTGCACAGGGACGAGACCTGTTCCGCTGGGGACTTGGTAAGAATATTGGCAAGATTGTTGCTGGCTTTACTGGCGACAATACGCAAATCCCGCCAATCAAGCGTGCTGTTCTTAACTGGTTAGGCAAGAATCCAGCAAAAGCTTTGGAAGATGCTGACCGTGTCAAGGCTATCAACATCAACGGCGAAGAACGCTTTATTCTTGAGGATAAAGAGAACATCGCTAAGAATCTTGAAAGCTATATGAGAGCCGTTTTGCCTAAGGGCAAGTCAGTTGTGGCTGAAGACGGAACCGTCACTTATCCAAAGCAAGATAAACTTGTTAATTGGGTTTCTCAGATGTTGGTCCATACGGATGGAACCTTTGCCAACGCACTTATCAACTCTTCGATTGGTAAGGCTTCTGTCGATTTGAAGAATGGTGGAGATTTCTCCTACGACCTGACAAGCAAGTCTGCTCTTACCCGTGCCATGAAGGAAGAAGGGTTCATTCCTACTGGCAAGTACGATGTACTAGATACCAAGAGCCTCGATGCTATCCATGGTTCCTATGTAGCCATGGCTCACTTCAAGAATTTCTACCTGCGCTTCCTCCGTAATGCTATGAACTACGGACCTAAGGGTACCTACGAGCACTACTTCAACCCTGCCGAGATATTCTTTAACCACCGTGCTGGCATTGGCGAGGGTGACCTAACCAAGATGGTGGATGAATCCCTAGGTAAGCTGGGTGTAGACACCACCAAGATGGAAGTCGCTAAGCCTGACATTCTTGAGAAGTTCCTTCAGGGTTCCAACCAATGGGGTGTAGACAAAGCTGCTGGAGTTACCCCAATACAGGCTGCTATTAAGCGCCTAGAGGCTATGTATCTGGACCTTTATAGCACGTTCCATGGCAGTGCAGATAAGTTCAATCA